CAAACTAACGAGGATTAAAATGCCAAACAGTTACCATGATGTGAACTATGCATCACCCAGCACAACGCTGGCTTTTACTAACAATGATCTGAAATATCTTGAGTTGGCCCACATGAAGATTGTGGTCTCAAACACAACCTCAGGTGTATCAGTGACATTCCTACAGACTGATAGCCCGACTTTCACTGTTAGTGCAAATGCAGGTACAACAACCATCAACTATGCAGCTTGTGTAAGCTCTTTCCCTACAGGGGCTGACAAGATTAGAGTTCAGCGAGTTACCCCTGCTGACAACCTGCTGACAACATTCACCAACTCTTCTTTGCTGCGTGCAGAAGACTTGAATGAGAACGCTGACCAGCTTCTGTATGTGCTTCAAGAGCAGATTGACCAAGGAACTGGATCACTTCCCCTGCTTCCTACTGGTCAGTATGATGCTGGGAGCAGGCAGATCATCAATGTGGCGGATGCAACTGATGCACAGCATGCAACGACATTCGGTCAGGTGTCTGCACTTGTTGGTAATGGAACAAACTCTCCATCTGTTGCGCAGAACTGGGAGTTCACTCTTGGAGCTACGGGATCAGGAGGTATTTATGATAATTCAGCTCACACCTCATACATCCTCAGTCCTGCTCCTGCCTCCTCAATCAATGCAACATTCATCGTTGAAGTTGCGGGTGTCCTCCAGAGACCTGACAACGACTTCGAGATTAACGGCAACGTCCTCAAGGTACTGAACCAAAACCTTACCACTTCAATTTTCAATGGAGACAGTATTGTCATCCAGAACTTTGGACTTGCAAGGACTGTCTACAACTTCCCAGTAACAGGTGAATCAGCAGACGCTAATGAGATCCCCCTTACCTTGAAAGGCTTTAGTGGTGGTGATGCCACGCCAATGCTCAAAGTCAAGGATAGTGCGGACAATGACAATGCAACTATCTCTGCTGGAGGAACCATTAAGGCCAAGACTATTGAGCCTATCTCAAGTGGAACTCTTGCTGTCAATCCCACCACACTCACAACATCTGGTGCGATTGTTTCAAATGGCAACCTGACTGTCGGCAGTGGCTTCTCAGTAACGGAGACTACAGGTGATACAACAGTCAACAAGTTGGTGATTAGTTCTACTGATGCTGTCAACTTCGCTGACACCATGGCAGTTCCCAAGTCTTATGTGGATTCTTCTGGTGGCTTTGTGGGCGAATCAATCAACGTTGCACAATCACTAAATTCATTCATGACACCCGGTCTTTATAGGGGAACTGCTCCTGTAACGAACACTACCGCTTTTGGATTCCCTTCTCTTCCGGGCAACACTCGATATGCTTTGACGGTCAAAAGAGCTGGGGCAACTAACTCAAACGCTATCCATCAAGAATTGATGTTTTTTGCTTCGAGTCAGAAAGAACTCCGGTATGAAAGGTTCCACACTACTGACAGCCAGTCAGGATCAAGTAGTGATAACTGGGGCGCATGGAAAAAGGTCATCAACAGCGAGAACAGACTGAGTGACCTTTCTACTTCCAACGGTAACTACAGCATGGGCACTCATAAGCTCACCAACCATGCAACCCCCACCGACGACACTGACGTAGCGAACAAGAGCTATGTTGATGCAGCCATCGTAACCCATTCAGTGGGATCAGGTCAGAGAATACTTATTGGCAGTCACACATTTAACAATGACGTATTTCACTTCAGTGCAGCGGCGGATGAAACTTGGCCAACCAAATACTCCTCACTTGAAATTGTGTACTCCGGCTTATCAAACACCTACAGAATTGGTGTAGGTGTCGTCGTGCGAGACTCTTCGGGGACGTACACGTACCCTACCGGCAAAAAGCTCACTAACCTTCTTACATTATCCTCCACCACCAATGATCCGTTCTTTCAGTCGTCGAGTCAACAGAGTGGCAATACTAATGTTGATGGATTGGTGGTGCGAGGACCGGCTGCTGGCAGTGGAACCATCGAACAACAGGGCCGCGTGAGAATCGACCTAGAACCGGACACGATGATGTTTGATTCGCACGTCCACACCAGAAACCTGACCGCTTCGAGCGGAATACTTACCAACGCTCAGTACGGACTGGAATGCGACACTAACAAACCAATCAGCCGTGTGTCGTTTATATCATGCACCGATCACCCCACCAACAACAGAGGAACCATTATCTCTGGACAAGTCCGCATCTACGGTAGAGTAAGATAACCCCCAAAAAAAGGAGAATATAAATGCCTACAAAAGTAAGCGCATCCATGACCAATGGATTGGTTAAGGACACAGATAAAGCATCGAAGACAGGCGGACTTGTTGTTGAAGGTCAGGTCGTACAGCTTAACTCATCAGGAAAGATCCCCTCATCTCTTACCAGTGGGGGTATCAACCTCGGTGGTACTGGTGCTGCCAATCTATTGGATGATTATGAGGAAGGAACTTTCACCGCTACCGCAGCCCCCGGCACCTCGGGGTCGATCACTCTCAATGATGCGATTCTGAGCTATACCAAGATTGGTCAGCTTGTCTTCGTTTCGGGCAACCTGACTATCAGTGCGTTGAGCAGCCCTGCTGGATCAATCAATATCGGTGCAATTCCTTTTACAGCGTCTGTAGATGCAGTAGCGAATGTGAACATTCAAGCCCCTAGCTCTGGTGATATATCTTTTTCAGGATGGCTGCTTACAAGCCACAACAACATCTTGAAGATCTATGAGAACAACGGCACCCAGCCAGCAAACTCAGCTAACTTGCTACAGACATCATCAACTATCTATATTTCTTTGACATACATGACCGGACAGTGACATGGAATCTAATGATCAAATACTGGTAGCCCTTGGCCGTCTTGAAGGCAAGGTAGATGCTCTCATGACCCGTCAGGCACTTCACGATGAGGACATCCAAAGACACGATGTACGTCTCCGACAGCTTGAGCAAGGACGCTCATGGCTCCTCGGAGCTGCTGCTGTCATTGGTGCTATCGCCTCATTTGTTGCCACTAAATTAGGAGTTTGATATGGCTAGTCCTAGAAAAGGCAAAGCTAAACTGAAGATTACTGCTTCAGGTAAGCGGGTTTCTTATGGTCAGTCCGGTAGATCCAGTGATGGTGGACCCCGCGTACGACCCGGCACATCCAAAGGTGACTCATACTGCGCTCGTTCCCTCGGGATTAAACGAGGTCTTTCTAAGGAAAAGCAGAATGACCCCAACACCCCAAACAACCTGTCTCGTAAGAGGTGGAATTGCAAAGGAGCAAAGAGTACAAAATGACCCCAAAAGAAACTATGAACCAACTGCATGATCTTCTAGCACAAGAACTTACTAACAAGATCATCTCAGGTGAAGCATCTAGTGCTGAACTGAGTGTCGCCCGTCAGTTCCTAAAAGACAATGGCATCGACGGAACTATTGAACAAAGTGATCCTCTAGCTAACCTTGCCAAGATCCTGCCATTTTCAGATCAAGCCAAGGAGGCTGTTTGATGACGGATAAATTGAGGATTAAAAAGCCTAAGTATTTCTTTAAAGATGGGAAACCATATTTTGGACCCGTCCACACCGGCAAAGGAAACAGGAAGTTCACGGGCATAATGGACAATGAGGAATCTGTCCAAGTCTTTACTGAGGATGACTTTATGATGATGGAAGCACCGCAGTCAAGACAAGAAAGACTTGGTGTGCCGGGTAAGTCGCGTCCAAACAACTCTCTTGGTTATGTTCCATCTGGCGGCAATGGCGGTGGAACCGCTGTACCGTGATTAACTAAGGAAACTAACATGTCTAAAAAAAGACTAAAAGCACCCAAGCCTACCAACCCATCGCTGTGGTCGAGAGCTAAGTCCATGGCTAAAAAGAAGTTCGATGTCTACCCCTCGGCCTATGCCAATGGTTGGGCAGCTAAGTGGTACAAGTCCAAAGGTGGAGGATGGAAGTCATGAAGAAGATGAGTGCAAAACAAGAAAAGACAATGAAGCGTCATTCAAAGCACCACACAAGGAAGCACATGGCCCTCATGAAAAGGCTGATGATCCAAGGCAAAACCTTTGGACAGTCTCATAAGGAAGCGCAGAAAAAGGTAGGCAAGTAATGGCGTATAAAGGTGGCCTCCGTAAGTGGTTCAAAGAAGACTGGCGTGACATCAAGACAGGTGAATCCTGTGGACGTAAGTCAGCCAAGAATTCAAAGCGTTCATATCCAGCTTGCCGTCCTAAAGCTGTTGCTGACAAGATGACCATTTCCCAGAAGCGCAGTACATCAAAAAAGAAGACCGGGCCAGACCGGGTAGAATACCCCATTACTGCTTCAGGTAAACGGCGTTTGAAAATCAATAGATAAGGATCTCACATGGGCGCACCGGAAACACTCAAGGACTTCAGGAACTTCTTGTACCTCTGTTGGAAGCACCTGAACCTCCCAGATCCAACCCCGGTGCAGTATGACATTGCTGACTTTGTACAGAATGGACCCAAGCGACGAGTCATCCAAGCCTTCCGAGGTGTAGGTAAGTCGTGGATTACATCAGCATACGTGTGTCACCAGCTCCTCCTAGATCCTAAAAAGAACATCTTGGTGGTCTCTGCATCCAAAACACGTTCGGATGATTTCTCGACATTTACCCTCAGGATGATCAACGATATGTCCATCTTGGAACATCTTCGTCCCAAGGACGATCAGAGGAATTCCAAGATAGCCTTTGACGTTGGTCCTGCCCCAGCATCACACGCACCATCCGTGGTGTCCAAAGGCATCTTCTCACAGATCACAGGATCCCGAGCAGACCTGATCATTGCTGATGACGTTGAGAGTTTGAACAACTCAGCTACCCAGACCACCCGAGACAAGCTCCTAGAGACAGTCAAAGAATTCGACGCTGTCCTCAAGCCAGAGGGCCACATCATCTACCTCGGAACCCCACAGACCGAGATGAGTATCTACACCTCCCTGACGGAGCGTGGGTACACTACTCGCGTTTGGCCCTCTAGGATCCCGTCTGAGGGACAGGAGAATAGAATGGGTTCTACCCTTGCCCCGATGATTAAAGCTCTTAGAGAGGATCCTGCGGCCTCTAGAGGAGATGCTGTTGATCCTGACAGATTCAACAATGAAGACCTGCTGGAACGAGAAGCGTCCTATGGAAGGACCGGGTTTGCCCTCCAGTTCATGCTGGATAGCACACTCAGTGACCTAAGTCGTTACCCACTAAGGCTTTCCGACCTATTGATCATGAACATAAGTGGTGACATGGGACCAGAAAAGGTCATCTGGGCACCTGATAAGGACAAGGCCATCTCTGACCTACCCTGTGTAGGCATGGCTGGAGATAGGTATTACACCCCATTTGAGGTCTCAAGTAGCTGGCAGAAGTTCACAGGCTCTGTCATGGCGATTGACCCCTCAGGTAGAGGTGCTGATGAGACCAGTTATGCAGTCATCAAGATGCTGAATGGCTACCTGTTTGTCACTGATGCCGGTGGCATTGAGGGAGGATATGAGGAGAAAGCCCTGAAGAAGCTGGCTGAGATTGCCAAGACCGAGAAGGTGAACAAGGTTCTTATTGAAAGCAACTTTGGTGACGGTATGTTCACTGCACTGCTAACCCCTGTACTGGCAAAGACTTACAAGGTTGGTATCGAAGAGGTCAGGCACAGTACACAGAAGGAAAGACGCATTATTGACACTCTTGAACCTGTCATGAACCAACACAAGCTCGTATTCAACCGCAAGGTCATCGAGACGGACTATGACAGCACACGGCATCTAGGGCCAGAAAAGGCTCTCAAGTACCAGTTGTTCTACCAGATGAGTAGGATCACACGACAGAGAGGCGCATTAGCCCATGATGACCGTTTGGATGTCCTTGCCATGGCTGTGAACTACTGGACAGAGCAGATGGCTCAGGATGCTGACAGGCAGATGGCAACAAGGAAAGATGAACTCTTCAATAGAGAACTAGAGAACTTCATGGACAACGTTGTCGGTCGTAAACCCAAGACACGTAAATGGTTCTGAATGGGTGAGTATGTGGATATAACAATATCTGGGTCGAAGGTCTCATGAAGACTCAAGTGAAGTCATTATGAGATCCTCTCAAGTCTCCCTTATGGGGGGTTTGGGGGGTCTCAGGAACTCTAAAGATCTAAGTGAAGCCTTAGTTAAAGGCAATATTAAGTATAATAAGGAGAATAGATATGCCCCGAGGTAGTGGAACCCCAGTTAGTGGACTCGGTGGAGGTAGTAGCTCAAGTGCTGCTGCTGCCCGAGATAAGGCTGCAAGCCGTAGACGCAACACGCGAAACAGGAGACGCAAGGCCAGCAAAGGTGGCAAGGCTATGAATGAACTCCTGATTGATAAAGGAATGAAGTACTGATGAAACCTATGATGATCCATTGGACTGACACGACTGGTCAGGGAGATCAACAGACGTGGTTGTCATCCGTTGAAGTAGCTGAGATGGAACCATGTGACATGGTGACTATTGGGTATCTTCTCGTGGATGATGAGGACTTTATTGTCGTTGCCGCCACCAAGAGCATGGACCCAGATGATGATGCATTTGGCAACGTCAACGCTATTCCTAAATGCTGCATTACTGAAGTGACTAGCCTTTGTTGTGATAAGCCAGAATCCTGTGCATCTAAGTGCAACGCTGTTGCCGAGGGTGCAGACTGATTTTGGTAAAAAAATCTGACAGGGTATAATTATTGCAGCGCGTCCGATAATCCCCCATGGCCCCCATTAAAATAAACGTTTGTTTATATCAACGATCGTTTATGTCACGAGACATGTCACAAGGTTATCGGACTTCCACGTCATAGCCTGTTATCGGACATCGCAGCGGATCCCGGATCCGTTCCACGTAGAACATACCCTAACAACCACCGAACACGTTGTTGACCCTAACAACTCCCGAACACTCTATGCCTCTGATAGGGTGTTTTCGTGGTTCATAAGTTCTTATATTGCAACCACTTACAACCAATGTAAACATCCCTAGAAACGTCCTAGAACGCCACCTAACGCGCTCAAATACTGTCCATACTCTACCCTTCAGAAACCATTCAAACGATTTTCGTCATAAGTCGTTATATTTCAAGGACTTACATTGTGGATAACTTTATTTGAATCATAAGTCTATACGTTTCAATCACTTATGAGATAACTTCATTTAATTCACTATAATATCGTTTAAGGCTATTGCATTCCCTCGAATATTGACGATAATAGAAGTGTAATCTTTGACAAGTAAATACACGCCATCTAGCAGGAACCGCGCTAACGGGTTCTACTAGCTAACGATGACAGACGAAACGTTCCCGCCGTGAGCCACTACAGTTGTTCCCGCCGATGAACCTAGTATCCTGATCATCGGGATGAGATTCCCATCATGATCCTTGCCGGTCCGATACGCGCAGAATATCGGCAAGGACGATGAACCTAGTAGACTGGTCTGCACTTGAGAAAGTGTAGAATTTAGAATCCAGTCCGATCGTCACGCCGATTCTGTAGAATCCGCCGGTGCCATCGTAGAACGTCGAAAGGTGCAGGGACCAGCAACAATCGAACCGCCATATCATCTAGCAAGTGATCCGCGGACAATCGTAGCCACCGATGAACAGCCTACTCCATGCGAGGGGGTCAATAAAAGGGTAGAGCGCTGGACAATAATAAAAGGAATTAACAACTCTACTTAATGGAACGGTAGAGACTCAAGCCACCCGGCACTACTAACGTGGTGTCGGGTGTTTCACTCGCCTAGTATGGCGGGTTTTTATATCCGTACTTCTGAAAGGGTACAACAATGTCGAACGCTACTATCGCACCATCTACTGGTCTCTCAACTATCGTGGTCGCTGCTCGTAAAGCGGTGCAGGAATTCAAGAAGTCGCAGGATATCGGTCTTCTGATTGATGTCGTGGACGATACTGCGCGGGATGCTGCACGTCTGGCACTGGGCACGTTGCGGGAATTTGGTGAAGCCAATCCCGGCGTACGCACTGCGCTTGTGACTGAGGTGGGAACGTTGTCGGTCAATGGTATCGATGCATGGGAGGCTATCGTTGCCGGGTGTGGCATCAAGGGCGGCACCGCGCACGTCCGCAAGGGCAAGATGTCCAACGTCAAGGCAGCGGGCAAGGCTATCATGTCCGACAAGTGCTGAGGCTAGGCTAGGGGGATTCAACTCAACCCGCCATTCCTTAACTGGGGTGGTGGGTTTTTTCGTGTCAACATCAACTGAAAGGGATGACCATGGAGTATCGCAAACTGACTTCTGACGATTTGTCACGTGGGCGTAAGGTTGAGCTGTACAACCCATACGACGAACGATATGACGAGTTGTTTGTCGTTGAGGTTGAGGACAAGGAGAATGTCCTCGTGTCAACCAATTGTCCAGCGGCACACGTTATGCCGGGGGACATCAGTGTTTCGTTCACTGTGGAAATTAAAAAGCTCGCGAAAGATTGGGCGTGAAAGGGATGAATATGCTTCTTGAATTGACCTATGAAAACTTGACGGAGTATCAGCTTAGACTGATGCGTATTGGTGCAGAGGCGTGCGTAGTGAAGGCGCTAGACGACAACGATGAGGTTGCCTATCACTGTGCTATGCAAGTGGCTGGTGATTGTACTCGTGAGCTTGTTCGTTTGGGTGCCGAACTTGACCGGGATCTTCCCGTCTAAACAACAACTGAAAGGAATGAACATGTGTGACTATGAAGTGAAGAAGGTCGGCCCACTGTGGGTCGTCATCAACCTGTCAATAGATGAACCTGTGCCGGGGATGACTGACTACAGGAACCGCAAGTCTGCTGAAGATGCAGCGGACAATCTCAATGACGCACAAGATGCGTGGCTTGATGTGTTCGAGGGCAAGGATGCCGTGCGCCCTGTACTCAAGATGGGTGAGTGGAGCTGATGGAGGATAAGAAACAGTACCAGATCGGCAAGATAGGACTGTCAGGATCTCGTCATTGGGTTGTCGTTGACAACCATGATGATTTCAAGGTGGTATTCAGGACTGACTCTGATGACATCGAGGACTCAAACAAGGTTGTCAGGGCTTCGGTCAATCTGAACATGGGTTCTCGTCCAGAAGACCTGCGACCTGATGGGTTGTTGGGATGGCAGCATCAAGCACGAAGGAGACATACATAATGATAGTAACTACAGTGGCAGCACTATTGCTGTCGATGACCCCACTTCACAAGGCCATCCATCAAGTAGAATCCTCGGGTCGTACTGGCTCGGGGATTGTTGGTGATGGGGGCAACGCCATCGGTCCCTTGCAGATCTGGAAAGCATGCTGGACTGATGCCGTGCAGTACGATCCATCCATTGGTGGTACGTATCAAGACTGCAATGACCTTGAGTATTCGTGTAAGATCTTTGATGCCTACGTGGCCCGGTATGCAACCGAGCGTAGGT